TCCTCTCGCATTTGGCCCACATTGCGGCCACCCGGAGTTCGGCCTGGGCTAGGTCTAGCTCCCAGATTGACCAACCAGGCATGTCCTTGGCGACTGCTGACGCAATAAGCGCACGGGGCGTGGGTAGCCCGTCAAGAGCTTCGAATCCTTCCAGCCGGTAGTCGTGGGGAATCGCCTGCAGATTGACCCGTTCCACACTAAAACGAGTGGACTGCGTCCCATTCTGGCGGAACACAGTTCGAAGGCGTCCGTCACTTCCGATGGAGTCGGCATATCCAAGGTACCACATCCCGTTTGCCGTATTGATCTTCTGGAGGTCGGCCCAATGTCGGATGTGCTCCACCTTGTCGAGAATCATGGACTCCACGACTTCGGCGGTCATCTGCGGCTGACCGGTCGCTGTGACCGAGTATGGTGCCAGTTCGGGACCCGTGTTTCCACGCTTGGCGACCCTGCGCCAGTCCTTCTCTTCGCCGAACCAGAATTGTTTGGCCGCCGCAATCGTCGGCGGGTAGAACGGCAGTTTGGATGCTGCGGCCTTGGCTCGGGCGTCCAGCTCGTTGGAGACCTCCAGCGACCGCGCCGAGTCGTAGGGCACGCCTCGCTTCTCCACGTGGTAGAGCGTGATCATCGTGCGGAACTCGCGCTGAATCTCCGCGAGCATCTCATCGGAGCGGGGGTCGCTGATCCATAGCGTCTGGAACGCGTAGAGCTTCCAGGTGAGCCGAGCGTCCTGATCAGCATACGGGCCTAGAATATCCCACGGGATGAGATCGTATCGACCAGCGGGCAGATTACTGCCTCGCAGATACTTCTTGATAGCGTCCGCTTCGAGCGTCGCCTCTTCACCCCAGTACCGCTTGCAGGTCGGTTTGAGGCTAGTGGTCGGGCGTCCGGTGCTTGGGTCCTTCCCCAGCGGCCAGATCTTCTTGGCCACGAGCTGCGTGTCCCAGTCGAACTGGTCCTCCAATTCGATCCCGGCGCCCGCAGCCGCACCCCAACGACCTTCACGCACCCCAACCCGCAGCTTCTCCAGGTCGAACTTAGCGTTGTGGAACACCAACGCCTTGGTGCGCAGCCACGTGAGCAGGCTGGCCCAATCCGCGGCCTCCAGGTTGGGTGCATCGTCCCACAGAGTTCCCTGGCCCCGCCCTTCCGGCTTCCCCTCGCGCCCCTGATCGAACGGCAGCGCGATCGATGCACACCACGCCTTGAACGATGGGTCCCAGGTACGTCCCAACTCGTCCGGCCCCGCGGGAACGTAGGATTCCAACTCGACCTTGAACCCCAGTTGTTGGAGTTTGGGCACCTCGCGGCGTGTGGCCTCGAACGCGATGGACACTGTCGACACCCGGGCACCGTCATCGGCGTACAGTCCCGAGGTCTCCGTGTCCACGATGACTGGCCCACAGACGTCGATCTGGCCACCGAGCAGCCGCTGGATCGCTCGCGCGGTCATTCCACCCACCTGAAGATGACGGCTGGGCCCAGCGTCGGATTGTTGGTCGTACTTAACTGCACCTGACGCGTGCCCAGGTAGGCCCCGAGGGTGGTCGCCATGCGACCCTGCTTGATTCGACTGATCTTGGTGTGCGCCGCGTTCAAACTAGCGTGCACTGACAGCACTTGCCACCCTCCCGTCACTCGCGCCATCGCGATGAGATCTCTGAGTTGATCTTCGTTAGTTACGGGACTTCGACCCAGATAAGTTTCCACCGCCCCCGGAGCTAGTGTCCGGGCTGTTGTTTCTGCCATGGGGGAGAGACTACACCCCTGGGTAACCCCAGCGCAATCCGGCTGGGTTGGCATCATAGTAGGGCCTACCTCCCGTTTTGAATATAACCTCCGCCGCGGTCACTGGGGCCATATGCTCTCCGCGACCGCCAGTCATATGGAGTACATTACCCCCCATATGACCGCTCGCTATTGCTCCTACCGGCCAGGCTTAAGACTCTCTTATGGTCAGTCATATGGTCCGGCGCTACCGAGCCCCTCTGTAGGGTACGAACGCATAGTGTGAAGGGTATTAGTGTAGGAGTATGACCCAGGTATACTCACGTTACAAAACTTGTCACACTCCTACACCCCTACACACTGTTACACTACCTAGCTCCGCCCGCATAGAGGGCACCGTACCCCATATGACTCCATATGACTGGCCTCTTGTTTATCATCTCCGAAACACTCCATCCCCGGTCCAGAACCTGTAGAACCCAGAACACCACCATATGACTAGCCATATGACTTATAATAGATAGTCATATGACTTGTAATGCATCAATCCCCACCCCGAGATCTCAGTAACACCACATCAACCAGCTCTTGAGGCAGACGGTAGTAGTATAGTCGACGTCCACCAGTGCCGATCAGCTTCCACATCTTGCGTTCGCATTGCAACGCCTGAGTCTGCGCTATCAGCGCGTCGTACGTCTCCGTCCGCTTGTCCACCATCCCGTGAACGTGCAGATGGAACGCATCAGCCACACCCTGCGGGTTGAACCACAAGTGGGTCTCGTCCTCAGTCGGCCCCTGCCCCGGTTTGGCGAACACCGGCACGTCAATATTGCCGTACAGCTTCTCATTGCTGCGGATCCCCGCCTGCTGCGGCCATGAAAACGCTCGCAGCGCGAAAGGCAGAATCTTGAGCGTGAGAGTGTTCTCTGCTGAGTTACCATCGTGCCTGCCGGTGCGCGCTAGCCATGCGTCTACCCGCGCGTAGTGCGGCCCCCGACCAGAGAAGGGACTGTCGTGACCACAGAGGTAGTCGAGCAGGCACGCACCCGCCCGCAGGATGCCGTCCTTGTCCGCGGCCCGTCCAGAACCGTGCTTCTTGCCGCGCTTCAGCGCTGCCAGCACTTCATCCCGCACCGACAGAGCCGCCTGGACGTACCACCCCGCCAGATCCGCGAGTCCGAACCGATCCCCGTGTACCGGGTACCGCTCTCGCAGGGCCAAGATGTCATCCCACTGTGGACGCTCCGGGTCCCTCCTCGACTTCCGTCCAACCGGCGAGCCCACCTGCAGCGGAATCGCTCGGTCGATCATAGCCTTCTGGGAGTTCATGCCAAGTGTCTCGCCAGATAGCACCAACGGAGCGATAATCTTCACGCTCGCCAGTGTCCGTTTGTCCTCGCCAAGCTTCGAAATGTTTCCGGCACTCGTCGAGGCTCGCAGCAGTTCCATCAAGTACATCGGGTCGTCCAGGTCGTCCACCCAGACGATACCGGAATGGTGCGCCGCTGCCATATCCCGCATCGCGGCCTTGGTCGGCTGCTGCTCTCCGATCCAGTTCCCGTTCAGTTGGATCATCATCTCGAAGAAACCATTCGTCTTTCCGGATTCGGATGGTGCCTCGATCGCCATGAAAGGAAACAATGCAGCGCGTTCCATGAGCTGCGGCTTCAGCAAACATGCGGCCCACCACGCTCCAAAAACGCTCGTCACAGTCGAGTCGTGGAAAGTGAGGACCTCGTTCAGAACCCACTGCGCTTCGTTCCAATCTTCCCGGAATCCGTACTTGTGGGGGGCGAGCTTCCCGGACATGAGCATGGGATCCGGCCGCACCCCGGCCCGCTCAATCGGGATCACGTCCTCGGGTGTAATGACGTGCTCGTGGGTGACGAATCCGCCGTCGCCGTCCAAGATCTCGGCGTCCCAACCCAGCACGTCGGTCACCGTGACTACCGGCGGCATCTGGTATTCGAGGTACCTCTGCAGCCGGGTGCCCATGCCCATGTGCGACGGCCTCGCGTTGGGCGGGATGGCATAGGTTGCGGCATACCGTGACAGGATAGCCCGCAGTTTCTTCTCGTCGCCGAAGATTTCACCCTTGACAACAACGTCAGTGTAACGCAGCTCGGCCGTGCGCTGGTCCCGCTGAATTAGAGTTAGCCAGTAGGTGCGCCACCCCTCCGGCGAGGTCATGATGCCCTCGGCCTTCATGTCGAAGTCCGTGCATTGGTCTAGGACCAACATCGCTTCGTCGCCGCGACCCTCCTGAATCTGTAGCCGCAGGATCTCGCCGTTACCGACGAGGTATCCGTTCGCCTCCCCCACCTTAGCCAGCCCGTCCGGCTGCTCATGGTCTTTAGTCCAGATCGAATCCGCTACCTTCTGAAACTCCCCTTCATCAAGGGGTGGCCGCAGTCGGTTGTTGGCGTCGAGGAGAGCCAACTCGTACAGGTCGTGCTGGGTGTGATGCTGCCGTGAGTAGTGACCGGCGACTCGGGTGAGCCACGCGTTGCGGCCACCTTCGGCAGGCGGGTTGTTCAGTAGCTTGACCAGCATCGAGACGGCACGTGAGCCACCCCCCGATTCGAGCGGGGTCTCAGACGGCCCGCCGTGAGCCGCGCTAGAGCGGCTGTGGTGCCGGTACCACGAGCCATCCAATAGTTCGCGGGGGGCTTCCCGTACGTCGGAGAGAGGCACGGCCCAAGTATAGGCCAGGCCGGTGTCCGGGTGCGTGCTCGGCGGGACCAGTACGCCTCCGCCGTCCGCCTTCACATCGAATGACACCATGTCTGTGGTGACATCCTCGGCTCTTACGCCGATGGGGTGTACAGCCCAACTGTTGATGGACTGAATCCAGTCTTGGGGGACCTTGTACCAGTGATGATGCCGACCGAGTCGGGTATCCACCCGAGTCGTTGCGTCAATGTCCGGGATGAGTTCCACCCAGAATTTGTGGCCAGCTTCGGTGTCACAATCGATGACTATCATCCCGGACATTCGACCGGTCATTACCCAGTAATTGCATTGACCTCCACCGAACCAACGAGTCGCCATTTCGTCAGCGCGGCGGTCCTGCCATTTCTTCCATGAGATCTTGGGAGCCTTGCTTCCCAACGCAGCCGGGAGGACCTGCAATCCCTCTGCGATGAGACCCCGCGCCACATCCAACGGGGTTAGATCGGTGATGCGCACCCGCCACTCTCCTCAAGGGATACTGCCCTAAAGACAACTGGAGGGCTGAGAGTCACCACTCCCAGCCCTCCAGGCTACTGCGGTACTGCCGATGGATCAGAAGTCGGAGTCGTCGTCCTCATCCTCGCCGCCCGCGAGTAGAGACTCGTCGACGTCCTCGAAGGGGAGGACCTTGACGACGTAGTTCTGCTCCTCACCCTTGCGCGGACCGCCCTTGATCGCCTGGATGCCGATCTGCAAGATGCAGGGCTCACCGAGCATCTCGTCGGTGTCTGAGTCCTCGGAGTAGCCGAACGCGAGGAACATCGCCTTGATGCGACCGGCGGCCAAGCGCTCCGCGATCTCCCACTTCTTGTGGATCTCTTCGTAGTTGTCGATCCCCGGCTTCGGCTCCGGGGTACCCGGCAGGATCGTCCACACCCACTGCTTGCCGGACTGCTTGGTACCATCCAGCGCGACCATGTCGCCGAACTCCCAGTTCCAGCCGGACTTGCCTGTGCCGGACGGCTTGGTCTCCACCGCCTTGAGGATCGCGGCGTACTTGCCGGGCTTGATCAGGTCGAATCCGCCCTGCACCGGCTCGGCGTCGGTGACCTTCTCGATGAGACCCTTGCTCAAGCGTGGCATTCGATATCTCCCGGTAAGTCTGCATGCGCTCTGGCCTGCGTAGTGTACCACCCCAGCCGATGCCGGGGTAGGGTGTGCTTGGCTACCGTCCGGCTTCGGGGTCGGTGGTCGTTCCGTACTTGCGCTGGAAGCTCTCCTTGATCATGTGAACGATGTCGTCGTCAGCGGGCCCGAACGCGTCCACGGCCTCCTCGCGGAAGTGCTCCAACCAGTCCAGGTACGACTTGTCGACCAGTACCCGAACTCGACCGTTCATGCCGACCAGCTTACCCACCGGTTGCCGCCGTCTCGACCCCGCTGCCGTTCTCGGCCCGCAGGCCGTCGAGCACCCGCTCCAGGGTGGCGCGATCCGTGCTGCACCCGCCCAGGATCTCTCCCACGCGCTCCGGCTCACTCACTGCGTTCGTCTCCTGTCTCGTCGACCTCGGCTTCAGCCTTGATCTCGGCCTTCGTCTTCTTGACCTTGATGAGAGCCTGGTCGGGATCGTTCTCCTTGGTCAGGACTCCGTCGTAGTAGTCCAGCAGGCGACCGAATCGCGGGTTGGCCAGCACCGGCGGGAGCACCCCGTCGCGGTCCTTGACCCGGTACTTGCGCGCCCGGCTCGTCGCCGCCCGGAACGGCTGCTCCTCATCCGCCCCCTTGAAAGCGAGCGCCAAGTCGACGTATCCGAGCAGGTCGGTGGCGAGCGACGGACTGACGGCCGGACCGTACATGACGGTCCCGGAGTCCTCGTCCAGGTCGCGCCGTTCCAGGGCCGTCACCACGAAGTGGCAGGGCAAGTCCCGGAACCGGCGTAGGAGGTACCGCAGTCGCTTCCCCATGCCGTTGTAGTCGTCGCGGTCCGTCCACCACGGATCGGTGTCCTCGCCCCGCCGCTGCAGTGACGCAGTCCGCGCGCCGGACACCTCGTCCAGTATCGACTGCGTCACATCAGTGATGGAGTCCATGCCGATCCCAGCCCAGGCGTTCGGGTCCTTGAGCAGATCCGCGTACAACCGCTCGTACAGGGCCTTCAAGCCATCGAACGTGAGCTTCTCGCCTGCCGACCGGTCGGGGTACACCCGGATGTTGCTGGTCTCGATGCCCTGGCGACGGAGCGCCCGGGTGCGGAGACCAGCCTCGGCGTTGATGATGACGACCGATCCGAAGTTGGCCATCTCCGCCATGGCGGTCGTCTTGCCGGACCCCTCCTTGCCGTAGAACAGGCAGTTGAGGAACTCGTCCGACTCGTCCAGGCTGGCCAGCGGCTTGGACCGCATGACCGCGCCACCGGTCTTGCGCGCCTTCTTGGGGACCTCGGGTGCTGGCGCCGGGTCGACGTCAGGCGTCTCGTCCAGGGTAGGGGTCGACGGCTCCGGCGGCGGTGTGCTGATCTTCGCTTCCAGCTTCGGCACTGATGATCTCCATCTCTGTGGTGATGTGACTCATGGCGCGCTGGAGCGCACCCTTCACGCTCGTCGCCCGTACGGTGATCTTGACGTGTTCGATGCTGGGCTTGTCGTCGTCCACCTTCTCGAAGACCAGTATGTGGGCCGAGATGGTGCGCTTGCTCTCCAGCAGGGGCGCTGCCTCCCGGAGGGTGTATCTCTGCTCGTACGCCATGCTATGCACTTCCTCCCGTACATGTGTTTCCGTACCCGATTCTCTGGGTCGTGGAAGAGAAGCCATCCGGTGCGATCAGTCGCAGGACGACCCCCTTCTTGTTGCGCAGCCAGCGCTGGGACGCGGGGGTCTTGCGCTCGTCTACGACGAGCCGCCCCTGCGAATCCTTGGTCGTTGGCAACGTGTGCCATTCGTCGCCTTCCCGGGCCTGGGTCTGGAGCGAGACCTCGGTGGGAGGCTGGGGTTCCCACCCCTGGGATCCAGCCGTATCGGTCTCGTATCGGACCACGAACTCGTGCGACTCATTCCAGCACTGCATGATAATGCCAAACCATGCGTGGGTCGGAGTGTTCTCCGCCGACAGGGCCACGCCCGCCGTCGGGGGTGCTTCAGCCGCCATCGGCGTGCCGACCCACGCATCGTAGTGCGTCGAGACCCACAGGATGATGAAGGCCGCAACGAACGCCGTCACCACCGGGACAGACCACCAGGGGAAATCGTAGTTGCGAACCCAATAGCTAGGCCTGCCCTCCTGACGGTGACGAGCGGGCTGGCGGTCCACGCGGTTGCCGGTCCATGTCATGCTCATTTCTCCTCCTCAGGCCTTACGGTTGATGCACAGGCACGGGCCGCCCTCGCGATTGCGGCTGGGGCATCCTACCAGGGTGTGAACCGGCGCGGTACTCTGGGGGCGGATCGCGATCGGCGTGGGGGCCGGGCGCGGCTTGCGCAGCTTGGCGATACGCTCGTCGCGATCCCGACACTCGGTGATCTCCACCGCGGTTGTCACACTGACCATGTCCATCACAACACCTCCAGCGTGGGCTGGTGGAGGATGCGATCCAGGTCCGAGATATCGGCCGCGTAGACCTCCAGCACGGCGATGATGGGCCGAAATCCGTCGACGTCCGTGGGCTCCGATCCCCGAGGCTTGGGGACTCGATCCATGAGCGAGAACAGTAGGTTGCGGTGTTGGTCGAAGACCTCGTCGACGCTCATGGGCGAATCTCCCCGCGCAGGTAGGACTCGAACATGTGACAAAACTTGAACAGCTCGGCGGGAGAAGGGACGCGGTGCGCGTACAACGCAACTGCTGCGGTTAGGGCGTGTCCCCGGATGATGGTGTTGATGTCGAGGCCCTCGACCGGAACCGCCAGCGGCGGATACTCGGACTCTTCGATCTCGTTCTCGCTCACTTGACCTCCAGCTTGGTGAGTCGGTACAGGGTGCCGTCCGGAGTGACGCCGATGACGTACTCGGCTCCCGGCTGCGTCACCAGCGTGAGCTGCAGCTTGGGAAGCGTCGGCTCTTCTCTCCTCCTGCGCGTCGTGCTCCACATGTAGATGCCCGTACCGGTGCGGACGATGGGGAACCCATTGTCTTCGTTTACCAGGTTCGCCAGGCACTGCATGAGCTGGTCGCGGGAGAAGTGAGGGACACCCTCGCTGATAGTGTCGCCCGTGATGTGCTGGTCGGGGTGTGACTGCATATAGTCGATGACAGCCGCGCGACATCCGCGCATCACTGTCGACCTGTTGCCGCCGTTCTCGGTGGTTGTACTCACGAGTCCCTCCCGGGGATCGCTGGGATATAGGACGCAGCCTAGCATAGGTGTTGCCTAGTGGTCAATGCCGGGTGAAGTCCTGGCGGAAGCCGTAGTCCTTCATCAGGCTGTCGGCCTTCACCCCCTTGCGGTCGTGTAGGTGAATTTCCTTGAAGTCGCATTTCCAGCCACATTGGCGCACGTCAGGGGAGGAATACGGCGCCTCCGTGTTGAACTTGCCGTACGCGGTACGTGCGACGAGGTACGCATCTCTTGCGATCTCGTCAAGCTCTGCAGGGGTACGGCGCATGGGGGTGCGTGCAAATCGCTCATCCAGCGACAGCTCTCGGGTTTTGAGTCGCTTGGTTCGAGCGGCGTCGTGCATGGTTCCCGCGATCTTCACCCCGGTAGCCATGTAACCCCACTCGTACAGACCGAACTGGTCGTCCATGTCCAACTCGTAGTCCGTCGGCAGGCTGGCGCACGACTTGTGGTCGAAGATCCACCGCAAACCCGTGCGGAGGTCCAGCACCACCAAGTCTGCGCGGATCTTCAGGACGAAGCGAGATGGCCGCCCCTGCAGATTGAGTAGGCGCACTTGCCGTCGGTCCTCGACGCTGATGACGCGCAGGTCGTCGTCGAGACCATAGGTCTGGATGTGGCCGTGATACATCCACTCGACAGTCGCCTGCGTCTCGGACTGGGATTTGCCACCCTCGGGCCGGAGCAGCGGGCGGATGAGGTCCCAAGCTCGGTTCACCCGCTCCTGCGGCGTGTGAACCGAGCGCGCCCTGACCCGCGACCGCTGCGTCGACTTGAGCACCTTGTAGTGGATCTCTAACACTTGATGCCACAAGCTGCCCAGGTCCAACGGACCCCCGGGCCGCGGGGGGCGCGTCCACCGCTCCACATACGACCATTTGTGCTTGAGGGGGCACTGGCGGAACGTATCCAGCTCCGAGTACGAGACGATGATGTCACTCGTTGATGGCATTCGCCTTCTCCCTCGCCGTCTCCAACTGCTCCAGCTCCATCGCGTAGTGAGCCAAGGCTTCAGCGTTGGCCTTCGTCAGGCGGAACCCCCAGGTTATCGGATATTGACCCATCCCATGCAGCGAGATGACGACCGCACTCGTCGACGTCACGGCTGGGTGTCCTCGTTGACCACAAACTCGTATATCCACCAGTCTGGGAGATCGGCGGCCAGCTTGACTTCGTCGGCCCGCCGCTCGGCCGCGGTGCGGTTGTTGTACACGCCATAGATATCCTCGTACTGGCGCACCACGTAGACTTTACTCATCGATGAGGTCACGCCAAACCTTCCTCGACTCGGGGTTGGGGTCCGCGCTCATAAAAGGCTGAAACTCCCTCGGCAGGAGGGTGGCCCCCAACACCGTGTACCACTGGTTCCCGGACGCCCACCCGGATGTGGGATTGCCGCAGGCGGAGTGCACCCACCAGCCATAGTCCGGATCGCGCCGGTAGCCACCAGCGGTACCCTTCCCAGCCGGACGTACGCAGGTGCAGAACACCTCGGGTTTCTGCCAGATGCCCCAGACCTGCGCCGGGTACATGTTCGGCTCGTCAGGAGGGAGCTGGACGACCATGACCGCGTCCTCGGCGATTGTAGCGGCCACGAAGTCCTTGGCCTGCTCTTCGTCCGGGATGTTGAGCAGTACGTACACCATCAGAGGTCCTCGATTGCGAAATACTGCACATTGGCCAGAGGAATCGAGAACCTGCAGAGCTTGGGAGCGTTGAGCGGGCACATGCGGATGTCGAGCAGAGTATTGTCCGGGTTTAGCCGCCAACTGTGCATGTCATCGATCTTCACGCAACCGCCGTGGAAGTAGCCGATGACCAATCGCTTGTGAGAGCATTCGGGAGGCGTGGTGGGGAACAGGTCGTGTAGAAGGGCTTGCATCTCCTGCTCCTGTTGCGGACTGAGTTCATCATCGTACATGGTCACTCCTCAGTTAGATGGCGCGGAATATGATGAGGATGAGGACGCCAACTAGGCACCCGCACAACAGCGACGATACTAACAGAGCGACGTCATCCCAATTCAAGGTAGGTCCTGTCATATTCGAATCGGAGGGTCTTGGCGTTGCGCACGTACACGCAGATCGCGAGGGGGGCGGAGCGCATGTCTTCGACCCGAACCGAAGCGTACCATCCGGATTGATGGGGGTCGGCCACCTGCAGAACATGATCACTCTCAGGGACGAACATCTTGACGCCGTCGAGTGGTCCAGCCCACAGGACGACTGGAACGGCGGTCACTCGCCCCATCCCTCGATGTACCTGCCGATGAAGTACCAACCATGCAGCTCTGCAGACTGCCCATGCGGGAGTGCCTTCATCCGGGCAGCGACCGACTTGATACCGTGGGCCCGAAGGATGCCGCGCGCCGGGCCGTTCTTACCCTGGACCTGGGGCTGCTGACCGTGCAGGACCACCCTCTCTGGGAATGGCCTTTCAGGATCGGAGCAGGTGCCGCCCTGCTGCTCGCAGGTGGTGAGCAGCCCCTGGCGGATAGCACCCTCGTGCATGTCTACGTGCAGATTGTTGGTGTCGACGATCCACCTGATGACGCCGATCATCTGCGACGTATCGAACTCTGAGCCGATCTGCTCTTCGGCTAATGTCCCGAATAACCCGAAGCGCTCATACACAACAATATCAAAGTCACCCACCAGCACGGACTCAGCAAAGTCGCGCAGAAACGCAGGCGGGTCGTCACGGATGAACGCACCCGTGCAAATCCAGGGAGTCGGTTTGAGAGCCTCAGGACCCCGGCGCTCGAATGTAGCGTAGCCCACATGCTCATCACCGGGGTCAATTGCGATCAAAGTCGTGCACGCCATCAGCAGGTCGCGCGTCGGCAATGGGGTTGGCACCGAGACGGGCACGGTACAGGATCCTCTCTTCCAGGGTGTCGCGGAATCGGGTGGGGTCGCCGGACTCCAGGTCTTTGACCTGCCGCTCGATCGGGTAGTTGAGAGCCTGGCTGATCCGGATCATCATTCCGCGCGAGGGAGCACGGGCTCCCGATCGAAGACGACTGATACCGGAGATGGAGGCATACCCGAGCCATTGCGCCACTTGACGGTGCGCCACCGTCGTCACTACGGACATTGTCGTGCTCCAATCTGAGTCATGGCTGGCCAGCCGGGAGGAGTCTACCGCCTGGCTTGCCCCCCCGTCAAGTAGTGTGATAGACTATCCAGCCATGAAGCCACTTAGAACGCAGCACCAGGAGGAGGGCATCGATTGGTTGCAAAAAACAGGCCGGGCGCTGCTGGGAGACGACCCCGGCACCGGGAAGACTCGTCAGCTCATCGAAGCTGCGGATGGCGGGAGGACCCTCGTGGTTGCCCCTGCGATGGTGATCGCTGGAGGAACCTGGGAGACCGAGCTGCAGAAGTGGGCAGCTCATCCCGAGAAGTTCTCCGTCGTGCCCTATTCGATGTTGAATCAACGGAAACGTACGACTGGTTCTGGGACCGCGCCGGTAAGGGCTCTTCGAGTCGAACACAAGGGCCGCTGGGACACGCTGATCGTCGACGAAGCTCACTACATCAAGGGCCGATCTACTCACTGGACCTGGGCAACGCTGGAGATAGCGAAGCAGGCCGACCAGGCGTTCGCCGCAACCGGAACTCCGATTCCCGGTTGGGCACACGAGCTGTTCACGATTCTGCAACTAATCCATGGAGGGGGACGTGGGACACAATACGGAAGCTTCTGGCGCTGGGCCGAGCAGTGGTTCGAATGTAAGCCCACCCGATTTAGCGCAGGTGCTCCGGTCGCAGGAGAGCTACTGGCGTGCGGTGGGACGCGGAGCGACTGTCTTCGATTCGACCCTACGACACCTTGCGAGCATTACCGAGAGTTCGCCCGCGCTAACCTCGGAGACGCGTACCTACGTCGAACAAGAGACCAGTGCATTGATCTCCCTCCTACTACAGACACCACGATACAGGTGCCGCTAAGTCCCGACGCGCGAAGGGCCTACAATGAACTCAAACGAGATTTCACAACCCAGGTGGATGGTAACGACGTTATCTCCTGGACAGGAGGATCTCGGATACAGAAGCTCGAACTCCTTACCGTCTCTCCTTGGTTCCTTGGTAGAGGCGATAAGAAGCCAACTGGGGGAAAGCTGGACCGGCTCAGTTTTGATCTCTCACTTAGAACCCGACCGACCCTGGTATTTGGACATCGACGGGCCGTTGTCGAAGCTTGCAGCCGAGTCGCTGCCGATCTCGGACTCTCTTCTGCCTACATTCACGGAGGCGTCCCCACTTCCCTTGCCGGAGACATCCTCCGTCGCTGGCGAAACGGAGAACTTGACGTCCTTGTGGGCTCAATCTCCAGTATTGGAACCGGGCTCCAGCTAACCGAAGCTGACTGCGTAATCTTCGTACAGGAGACGTATTCGCCAGACAAGAACGAGCAGGCGTTGCGCCGGGTCCATCGGATGGGGCAGACGCGTCCGGTGGAGATCCTGCGGTACTACGCACCCAACACGCTGGATGCCAACCGGAGCAAACTGCTCCGAATCAAGATCGACCGCCAGATCCGTCATCTGACCGCTGCAAACATCAAGGACGTGCTCTAACGTGCAACTGTTTCGGATCGCCTGGCCTCTAATCCTGGGGTCTGGCTGGTTCGCTGGGTTCGTAGCTCTATCTCGGAGGGGTAGCACAGACGACGTGCTGGCTGAAATATCCCACGAGGAGGAGTGGCTGGATGATGGACTTGTCTCACAGGCAAGAGCTATGATAGGATACAGGTATGACGACATCTCGTACTCCGGGCATCGAGAAGGGCTTCGTGCGGGGACGCACTATCGCCCACCGACCCACGCTGCAACACCGCGTTGCCGACGCCGGACTCACCTGCTGCGGTGAGGACTACACCCGCTGGCCGTGGCGCTCGTACTCTGTAGCGCGTGACGACATCACGGCGTGCCTGCGCTGCAACCAGGACCTCGCCGCCCCATGGAGCCTGCGATGACCGAACCGGCGATCCACCGCGAGCGTGGTTGGCTGAAGCCCGCGCCCATTGACCCATCCATGAAAGCAGACTGGGATAGGGTGGCGGAGGCGATACTCTCCTTAGCCAAAACTGCCAACGAATGAGGAGAACGGCGAGTGAAGCCCATCAGACTGCAGCCAGATCTAACCCGGGTGCGCCCGGTTGCGGGCAGCGGGACAGGTATGATACGCTGTGGCTTCTGCGTCAGCGGGTCGTGCGATCAGTGCCCGGGAGGAATCGAGCACCGTGGTGGCATGATTTGGAAGTGCGGATGCACCAAGCACCCGCTCGTGCTGCGGTGCTTGTCGTGTGGCAGCCAAGACCCCGCGCTGGTAGACTCCGAGAAGTATCACTGCACCGATAGCAAGGCATGCAAGGCCAGAGCAACAGAGCGTACCGAATCCAATCCAGCAGTTCGACACATCCGGGAGATACAGATGGCCACTGAGACGGCCGAGATCAAGGCCCCCAAGGCGCGTGCACCGAAGGTCGGGTACTGCGTCCACTGCAACGAGCCCACGAAGGGTGGCAAGTTCGTCGCCGGTCACGACGCCAAGTGGGTGTCCGAGCACGTCGTCGCCGTCATGAACGGCCAGGTCGAGGAGAAGGCCGCCCGCGCCAAGCTCGTCCAGATGGGAAGCGACGCGCTCGGCAACAAGTTCGACAAGTCGCTGGCCAGCCAGCGTGGCAAGGCCGAGTCGAAGCGTCTCGCCAAGGAGGAGAGCGAGGCGAACGCGCTCGCCGCCAACGAGGCCGCTGCACTCGACGAGAAGCGCCAGTCGCTGAAGCCGGAGCCGGTCCTCGGCAGGGTCGGTTCCGAAGACGAGAACGGCTTCGAGTCCGAGGACGACGAGGACATCGAGCTGGAGGAGGACGAGGAGGACGAGGACGGGCCGGAGCCGGAGCCCGCGCCCAAGCCCGTCGTGCGTCGGACCCGCCTCGGTGGTGCCAAGACGGCGGATGCCAAGCCCACCGTGCGCCGCCGATCGACCGCGAACTGATCACAGGGGCGCTCCGGGCAGTGCACCCAACATCGACCCCGGAGCAGTGAAGCACGCCAGGAAGACGACGCGGGCCGCCCTCGCGTTGCGCTGCTGGTCGTCGCCCCTACCCAAGGCGTTGAGGTGCTACGGCAGCACATCCAGGTTCGATCGCCAGCTCGCCGCCCGAGCGGGGCGCAACTGGATCGTAGAGGGTTCAATTCCCTTCGACGCCACTCCCACCCGGACCTCGTGGGTGCAGTAAAATCCCCTACTCTCTGACCGAAGGACAGTCATGCGCAAAAAGTTCCTGGCGGCCCTCGCGATGCTGTTGCTCCCACTGTTCGTCTTCTCCGGGACTGCGCAGGCCAAGGAGCAGGACAGCTACTATTGGTCCGGCTGGTTCAATTGCCCGTTCACCGACGGACATGTCGAGTCGGTCCACTGGATGTTCGACAACGATGGAGTCGAGCGCCGGGTTGCGGAATTCGGATGGAGCGGCACGCTGCTGATCAACACGTTCGCCATTCGCGAGGTGCGCACGGACACGGGAGCGCAGCAGGGTGGTATCTACCACCAGAGCGGTTACCCGGGTGTGGCGAACTACCAGACCGGTGACCTGGGCAGTACGTTGCCATTCATCTGGAACACCACCCCGGCGCGGCTGTACATCACGCTGTCAAAGGACAGCGGGAGCACGACCGCATCCTGCTACCACGACATCTGACCAGAGGTTGTCTTCTTGGCAAGATACCTGCTAGGATGGGGTCATACCCCGGAGCCGCCGGGGCTCACCCCGAGGAGAACAACATGCCCGCCGTTTCCGACCGCGAGTTCCACGTGGCGACCACGCTCCCCCACCTGATCGCCGAATTCTTGGCGGAGACGATGGGGGACGGCGCCAGCCCCGAGATCGTGCAAGAGATGGGGCTGGGCTGCCCATGCGGGAACGACAAGAGCTACCCCGCAATCATCGGATTCCTCATCGACGGTTCGGGCTACAGCCTCACGCTGAACAAGACCGAGTGACCTGAGATACAACGAGACCCCCGACCTGAGGCGCTGGATACCTCAGATCGGGGGTCTCGCTATGTCCCTGATGCCGGGAGGCCCATCAGGGGGTCAGGGTGAGGAGGCTAGTCTTGGGTAGCTTGATGGCCTCCGTCAGCGGGGGGACACTGGGCGCGGGGAGTCGGACGTGGTGAGTCCAAGTCTGTGAGGCTTGGTCCCACCAGCGCTCCACGGTCCCGGCCACCCTCCCCCAAGCGACCGTTTCAGCGCAGGTGCGGTACCACCCGGACGGCCGGGCGCTGGGCTCCGGCATCATCGCGGCGCGTTCTCCGTGTGGTACACACCGAAGTACGTGGCCACGGCCAGCACACCCACCGCCAGCTTGTCCCACGGGTCAGGGAAGACCCCGTACGCGACGCCCGTGGCCAGGGCTCCCACCCCGCCGACTGCGGCCTTGCGCGCCACGGACCAAAACTTCTGCCACTGCATGTCTACCTCCTCCAGCGTCTTGGGTTGGTTGCGTGGTCCTCCAGATGGCGGAACAACGCTTGCCGCTCGCGATCCTGAGCCGAGCGAAGCTCGACCATGTCGCGGTGCATCTCCGTCACTTGTTCGGTCAGCCCGGACAACATGTTCAGGGTGTGGCTGGCGAACCCGTTACCCGTGGGCTCGGCCAACCGTCGTACGTTCTCCACGCTGCGGGAGGTCTTGATGTGAGCGACAGTGACGGCCGCGACCAAAGACGCGATGGCGGTGATGCCCACCCCTACCGTCGCCCACGCATCGGGCGACAGGTCCATCAGGCATACTGCCAAATGGCCGGGGTGGCGACGGAGCTGTTCGTGAGGTTGTGTCCGGACGCATGCCGAACATCCACGTGCCGGACGAGCTGGTGGCCGCCGGACCACTGCCACCCGATGCCGGAGAACGCTCCCAGCTCGCGGACCGCCTGCAACGGCGCGACCAGGTCGACGTCGCAGGCCGCTGCGAAGTTGTGCTGAGACGACCCGGGAGGCGCGGCGTTGGCCGGACCCTCCTGCTTGTACAGCTCGGCCTGGTAGTCGTTGCACCGGTATCCCGAGACCACGATCAGGCCGTGAGGGTAGAACTTGGTGCGGAACGCCTCCAGCCCGTGGACGAGCGCGGACAGACCGACCGAGTGCTGGTCGGGGAGTCTGCCGCAGTGGTGGCACTTGAACTCGGAGAGCATGAAGTGCGGCGAGAGCCGAACGTCGGGCATTGCGTGAACCTCCCGGTTATGTTCCCAAGAATTCAACACTCAGGAACGAGTTTTGGCCGGAGCCGTTGTTGGTGCTCAAGGCCGATCCGCGGTCGTGGCCCGCGTACACTTCGACGTAGTCCGTGGACACTGTGGCTTGAACGATGAGGGACCCAGTGACCACCATGCAGAAGTTTCCCGTGTTGGGGATCTCCGTATGGCCACCACTGATATCGCCCCCGTTCTTGCGGATGACGGCCCCGCGGTAGGTGCCGCCAGCACCAGAGAACCAGGATACACCAGCCGTGACCCGGTACCAACCCAGCTCCAACCCGATTGTTACCTGGGTACCAGATCCGGAGTGCATGTTGTATCGGTCGATGGTCTCGCTGTCGAACGTAACCGCGGTGTACGCACCAGTCGGGATCGACTGCGTGTTGAGCTGCCAGACGGAGGTCAGCGGCCGGGTCGTGATCCACCAGTTGAGATCCGCGCTGGTGATGGGGTTGCCCGTGTTGAAAGTGGGTACGGCCACGTGTGCTCCTCAGAAAGCGATTACTGCCGTGGAACCGATCAACCCCGTGCCGATCAACCCGGGGGTGTAAGGCGGGGGAGCTTCGAGCTGGAGAGTGCACGTCATCCCAGTGGTTGGTGTCTCCGCGAACTCGATGCCTTCCACGACCCCGAACACTGTGGATGTGAACGCAGGGGCCCGCCGCGCCACTTTGACGTAATCGCCCAACCGAACCGCATACAACTGCGCAGCGATGGAAGGACGAGCCGTCAAATTGAACGTGACCGAGTCGATTCGCACCCGACCCGTGTTGAATCGCAGCGCCAGGTCCTGCGCCATAGTCTGCAGATACGGCGGGTGCGGAGCATACGTCTTCACAGACAGCGGGTTGTTGATGAACGTAGTGGTATGGGACGCGTAGTACCCCGGCTTCCCCTGAGGCGCCGCATCAGACGTAGTGGTCACCGTATCGTACAAGTACGTCGCGTCGAGGACTGCCGCTAGGGAGTCCAACAGGTAGGGGACCTCCCCGCCCGCCACGTTCTCTCCTGCGGTGAGCGTCGGTCCGGCAGCCACGTTCTTGTACACTTGCAGGCGGGACAGGTAGGTCAGCTCGCCGGATGGCGCCGCGTAGACGTAACCCCCCTCACCAGCGGACGTTGACCGCGTCTTGTCCTGGAGTCCCCCGGCGAGGGCTGCAGCTTCAGCAACGTACCCACGCTCGTTGTTAATGGAGTTGTAACGGGACCACCCCCCGAGGGCCAAGATGCGTCTCAGGCGAACTCCGACCAGCTCCATGTAGTACGCCGAGGCGTTGCCCGATTGGCAATGTTGCGAGATGCGGGCGGAGGAGAGCGCCACTCCCTTGTAGACGGCGAAGTTAGAGATACGTCCATCGTAGCAGGTGGTCCCAATGAATCTGTCGTATCCGATGAAGCAACTCCATCGGGCTTCCGGAACGGCCCCCGCCCGGCTCGCCGAGCCTACCTGGTTGCCGTCTTGGTAGAACGTCTCCGTGATGTTGGTGCCGTCACAGGTAACGGTCAGTGCGGCGTGGTGCCAAGCCCCGTCGTCGCATTTGAACCCGGACAACGTAGTGAGCAACGTGCCGGACGAGTTGTAGAACAGATACTGAAGTTGTCCGGACCCAGACGCGAGCTTGAACAGCCCACGACTCACCAGGCCGCCGTACAGTCCGAGGATCACCATGTCGTACGAAGCTGAATTGACGGCGTTGGTCTGGAACCAAAATTCAACCGTATACGAGCCGGTGGGGCTTACAGCGTTGCCCAATACGGACGAGAAGCCGTTGTACCCAGCCCAGTCGTTCCAGATCCCGTAGGAGCTACCGGACGTGCCCGGAGCGTTGCTGAACGATGTGTACAGCTCGGAGTCAACACCCGGGGAACCTGTCTGTCCTGGCTTGAAGCTACCCAGATTTACACCGGTCGGGTAGAAACCCCAGTACGGCGAGGCGGTTGTGGGGCTGGTCCCGTAGTTGGTCGTGTCGGTAGGAATCCACGCGGCGCTGGGTTCACGAAACGGCCAATACCAAGTCGGGGAATCGAGTAAGATCTCACCCAGAAGCATGTCGTTGACGGAACTCTGTCGAGCCGCCAGCCCAAGCGCGTCAATCACGCTTAGGCGACACACTCCATCGAATCCACCCCATCGCCAAGTCTTGGGGTATGCGTCGATGAATCCCCAAAACATGGGATAGATGGTTACCCCAGACGTGGTGAACGCCGAAGCGGAGGAGGCGTATTCAAGTTGCACTGAGTCGACATGCACCTGCTGCCCGGCCGTGGTGCTGCCCGAAGCGAATAGGCGCATCGTGGAATCGCCGTCCACTGCCGTGAAAGTGCAGACGACGCGCTGCCAAGATCCCGTAGTCGACGTGCTGGTAGCGGTCGACCCATTGATCTGCAGCGTGATGGCCGGTCCGGACACGAGCCACACCCAAGCCGACAGAGTGTAGACGTACCCGGATCGGACCGGCAACCCGTACAGGCTGATCGACGCCGTGCTACCGACGCCGCCACCGGTCTGAGTTGGCCAAGTTACCAACATTGACTTGGTTCCATCGTGGGCCCGCACGGCGCTGTTACTGATGGCTGAACCGCCCGCCGACCAGCAGCCGGTGGTCCCGCCCTCGAAACTGGCCGAATCCGCATAGCCGCCGGATAGGCCCGAGACTCGGGCCCAAACGTCGTTCGCGGAGCAGATCAGGTTGCCCGCTGCGTTCGCCATCTCCCAGTGTCGGATCTGGCGATACAGTGTCAGCGAGTTTCCGCCGGAGTTGTAGACCGAACTTCCATTGAGGGGGTTGAGGGACTCGTCCTTGTCTCGGACCACCAACCCTGCGACGCCGGTTTCAGGGATTCCCAGCTCGTGCTGCTTCCCGTACTTGTGGTTCCATCCTTCTATCCTGTCGGACAAGGTGTACCACTTGGTGGGGACCACCATCGGGCCCGAGTCGAAGTTGGCTTGCCAACCCTGAACCGAACGGTTCGGATTCTGGGTGCGAGCCACTACGACCTCCCCGCCGGAACAGCCAGGCCGGTGTTACCGTTGCGGATGCCGTAGAACACGGTCTGCCGCTGCATCACCGGCTGGATCTGCTGTCCATCAATCATGATCACGTTCTGGATCATCGTACTGCCGGACCGCTGGGACGGAATGGACCCCCCGCCCGGACTGCTGCTGTAGGAAGATGAAGACGGGCCGCTCATCATATCGCGGGAAACCACGTACTCCCCGCCGTGAACTACGGCCAACATAGGCGCACCGGCAGCCCCTGGCACCCACCCGCCATCGTCGAAGCCCATCAGCCCACCTAGGCTGCCCAGAGATGATCCGACGTCACTGAAAAACCCGCCCATCCCGGAGAACGTACTGGACAGATTGCCGAACCAGTGGTAGAGGTCCTTACACTTGTCCACAATCCACCCAATGACGTCCAGCATGCGAGAGAAGAAATGGAGCGTTCCCTCGGCCGTAGTACCAACGAACCAGCCCAGCTTCTCGATCACCCAGACCAGCGCGGATCCTTCAAGCTCGATGTATTTGGCCGTCAGCTTCTCGATGAAATCGATCGTCGGCTTGATCCAATACTGATTTCGCTGCCAGGACTCTTCCAGGTCCTGCAAACCGGGTTTGAGATGGTTTACGATACTGTTCCACGCACCTTCTAGTGCAGGCACCAGCTTATGCGTGAACCAGTCGGAAACTTCGCCTACGATGTCCCGCACAGGTTTGAAGTTGTCGTACGCCCATTTGAGCCCGTAGGCCAGAGCGCCGATTCCAAGGATCACCGCTGCAATCGGGGCGGCAGCGACGATCATCGATCCGATGAAGGACCCGATTGCTACTACCAACACCGTACCGACCGCGACCGCCAGACCCTCGGCAACCTCTTTGTGCTTTTCAAGCCATTCGACACCCTTCATGATGGCGTCGGTGGCCTTCTCGACATAAGGAATCAAGAAGTTACCAAGCTTGATGCCTAACGCATCGATCTTGGCCGTAACAGCGTCCATCTTGAACTGGAAAGTCTCGGTCGTGTCTTTCCACGCCTGCCCGAATTCCGTGGCACCCTTGTTGATTTCAGGGTACTTGGACAGCATCCGGTCGAACTCCCCAACCAGCATGTTGAGACCGACACCGGCCTTGCGCCCGAACACGTCAGTAATGATACCACTGCTGTTTTCGGCGCTAATTCCGGCGGCTTTCATGTGGTCCATGAGGTCCGTCAAGGCAAGCTTCAAGCCGCCCTTCTGCATGTCCTTGGAGAGCTGATCAGATGCGAGCCCTAGCTTCTTGAGCCCGTCCGACGATCCGGAGATCGGTTTACCCAGGGACGTGAGGACCATGCGGAGCTGAGTACCGGCGTCCGCACCGCGCTTGTTGTTGTCGCCGAACACAGCGAGTGCAGCGCCAACGTCCTGGATCGATGCGCCGAAGCCCTTAGCGACCGAGATCACGCCGGTACCGAACGCGTCCGCCAGGTCCTGCATCGACATGTCACCGGCACCGACGGTCGCGTTGAGCGCGCCCATCGCCTGTTCCATGTTATTGACGCCAGGGAGACCCGCGGCCAGCACTGCGGTCAGGGCGTTGGTGACATCCACTACCTTGGCGCCGCCGACCTTGGCTCCTTCAGCGGCAACCTGGACGGCGTGTAGAGCCTCGGGACCCTTGATCCCGAGAGATGCAAAGTTGGATTCGACGTGGTACAGAGCCTCAGCCAACGAGTCGGGGCTCTGACCCACCTTGCCTGCGAGCTCAAGGACCCCATCTTCCAGGCCCTTGATGTCCTTGAGCGGGACGTGGGCTTGAGTGGAGATGCGGGTCATCGACGCATCGAACGCCGCTGCGGCTTTGATGGAGTGCTCGGCGACTAGACCTAGTCCAACAACTGCAACGCCGCCAAGGACTGACATACCCTTGAACGCGCCAGACAGCGCGCTTCCCTCGCCGACCAGTGCGCCCGCTCGGCCCATCGCGCTTTCGAACTCAGAAATGTTCGCCGTTAGTACGGCGACCAGCGGAGGAAGCGCCACGTTATGCCCCTAACAGAGCGGCAGCCCATGCCGTCTCAAAATCGTCCCTCAGAACTCCGCGATCGACGGCGTCCTGCAGGCCAGGCTCGAAGTACGGGAAAGGCGACTGATTGAACACCCGACCTTTGGCGTCCGAACCGCGGAAGCCGAATTCGATGCGACGTGCGTAGTCCGTGTTAGCCGAGATGGTGGACGCCCAACCACCAACGTTCCCCGGTACCCCGCTAACCCGAAGGGACGTGGACCTAATGGAGTCGAACAGTGTACCCGAGATGCGATTTGGTCCTGGGCGCCCGTCCATGTGGGACCGGATCAGATCCACTATCTTGAGACCTGCAGCCTTGGACGCGAGTTCGGTGCTGGCCGCCACCCGGACCACGGTGGCGGCTAACGCCGCTTCAAATTCGGGAACGCCTAGAATCCGCACGCTGATGCCAGGGTTAGTCATTGCTGCCTTCACCCCGAGTCTTCTTTACCAGACCGTGGATGGCCAGCATCCAATCGGCCGTCTTGGCGCTGGTGTTATCAACCTGGTTCGGGGTCCATCCGAATGCATCCGCAAACAACCAGTACCGGAACTCCTCATCCGGTAACTGGTCGATGTCGTAGTAGTCTTTCTCGGCTTTCCCCTCCAGCACGTTCCTCAGACGGCGGAGGGCAAAGTAGGGGAAGCCGGGTCCGGGTCGGGCTCGAAGTCGGGAGAGATCTGCTTCAGCAGTTCCGAGATGTACCGACCCATCGCATCCAAGAGATGGACCGGCAGATCGTCGAGAGCCTCCAACGTCTCCGGTCGCTCGAAGTTGGGCAGTGGGAGCGGAAGGGTCCAGGACTTGATGAAGAAAACGGTTGCGAGATTCGGCCTGTCCTCCGACGGAACCTCTTTGATTGCTCGGTAGAAAGCCTTGCGTATGCGGCCGGTGATCTCGTCGGGCGTGAGGAACTCGGCGGTGCCGCCGGGAATGTTGATGGTACAGGTCATGACAGATCCTCCCGGGATCTTGGTGTTACACGTAGACGTTCGTAGCCTTGGCGTTCTGGATGGTGGCCTTGAGGGGGGAGAAGCCGCCGGATGCTCCAGCGTCCGTGGAGTTGCCCAGCATCTCCCAGGTGATCTCGTACTCGACGAACCTCTTGCCGCGCACGGGCTTGGCGAGATCGTAGTTCACCTTGCTGCCGTGGAACTGAGTCTGGACTAACGCCGCTCCGGCTCCCTGAGTGAAGTTGAAGTCGAACGTGGTCTGCGTCGCCGATAGGTAGTTCGTCATCTGGGTGTTGACGTCCGCCACGAGCACGCACTTGCCTGTGACCTCGATCTCACCGACGAAGATCTCCAGCGGAGCCTGCGTCCCATCGGCGGTGTTGATCGGCTCGCCAGCCCGCTTCATCTTGATATCGGCGCTGACCAAGGTGCTCAGGGTCGAACCGCCCACCTTGAACACACAAAGCCAGCCGGGCAGCATCCGAATGGTCGAGGGAGCGTTGGTGGGCTTGGCCTGGATCACGGACTGGAACCCCTGGAAAGCGCCATCCCAGGTGAAGCCCTTCTCGCCATCCCAGGCGAAGTTCAGATCGTACCAGCGAGAGCCCACAAAGCCTCGGGGCTCCACCGAGTTGAAGTCGGTCCAGGACTGGGAAGTGGGCTGGCCGTCACCGGAGTTCTTGATTGCGCCTGCGTAGGTGTACGGAGCCGACGCGCCCGAAGCCGTCACGTCACCCAGCATGCCCATGAGTGGGTAGCCAATGGTGTCGGGGAACACCGGTCCACCGAGCGTGGCCTTCGACCAGACGGGACCGGCGATCTTGTCGTAAGATTTGACCATCGATCCGCGGGTGGCATCGTCATTGATCCAGGTGGTCATGTCCTCTGGATCGAACTTGGTGAGTGGGATGTAGTCCGTCGGCGCGACGTACGTTCCCGTGTCCTTGGCCACCCCCCAGAACGATAGTGCAGTCGGGTTGGCGAGGTTGGCCGTCATTCGGCTGTCTCCTTCTCGTAGACCCACGGGTACTGCGACACCGGTCGCAGTCGCCGAACGTCGATGGTAACGGTGTCAGGCACCGGCTCGAACCAGCCACTCCCCAGGTGTGGGGGGGTTTCAGACTCCACGAGGTCGCCGTCCTCCAGGCGTCCGAACACCTGAGAGTCTCGGGGTGTCTCCTCGGTGTACCGCCACATCGGCATGCTCACTCCTACGCTTGGATCTCTTCGGACACGAGCCATTCCACGCCGACCCACGTGATGGATACGCCGTTGGCTACCCCGTCGTTGATGTAGGTGACGTCGCCCCGATTCACCTTGATCTTGGCGTCGTAGGGGCCCTGCCCCGACTCCCACACGGCATCGGGACTCTGACCCATCCGAGGATCCGAGCGAATGCGCGTCTTCACGGACTCGATCATGTCGTCTAGGGCATCGGCGATGTCGCTGCCCTGGCCGTCCGACATGAAATGGCAGATCAACAGTTGGATGGTGTAGTCGACCATCGTCCAGCCAGTCACCGCCGGAAAGGAGACCCGGCTCTCGGTCTCCTTGGCGATGTGAATGCACGCCAGCGTCTGCTCCGGAATCGTGATTCCCGTGGCCAGCAGTTGCATCTGGTTGTCCCATTCCTTCAAGATCACCGGAAGGGACGAGAGCTGAGGCTTGGTGAGAAACGCCTGCACGATGTTGCGGATCGATTTGCTACTCATCGGGGCGGCCTCTGGTACCGGAACAGGAGATCCGTCGCTGTCTTGACGTTGGCGTCCACGTACTCGGTCGACTGCTGCGCACCCCGGTTGCCGGACCCGCCCTGCGTCAAGCGACCGGCGAGCGTGTTCATCTGGGGGGCGAGCACCGCAACCGCGCCACGCGTTTGGATGAGGGTGGATGCGAGGAGGATCGTAGCCTGTCGGATATCTTCCGGGATGGCGCTCACGGTGACGCCGGAGCCGTGTGCGAAGACCAGGGCGGACGCCAGCGGCACCGAGCTACCCCCCGCGTACGCCGCGCTCACCGTGACCTGCTCCGTTTGCGCTCCGTCGTACACCACCATCGACATACCGGGTTGCACACCCAACGGGGCAGAGATGGTCAAGCTGGTCGCACCCGCTGAAGCCCCGCCAGAGAGGGTGGCATGGGGCCACCCGGCGATGTGGGACCACTGGCAGTAGACCGAGCGTCCCGGCCGCACCGAGCCGAATTGCAGGGGCCCTGCGGTCGACATGAACCCGGAAGTGAGAGGGACCTCGTAGAAATAGAAGTCCGGCGTGACGTCGGACAAATCGCTCTTCGAGGCCAGGTTAGAGGCACTGGTCCCGTAAGCGAAACTGACCAATTGCAAACAAGGCGTGTTGCGTGGGTTGACCAGGATCGTGCCATCCGGGCGAGCCGTCATCCGCCGAATCTCGGTGTCCTGGTACGCGATCACGGGGATCGGACGTTTCATGATGGTGTCGGCCCATGCCGAAGCGGCCCGGATGCGGTTCAATAACTCCGCATCCGTAGCCGCTGCGTCTCCCTTAACAAGGGCGGCAGTGTCGACGCCGGTTGGAGCCTGCCGGTAGTCCGCGACTGAGATGTAAGGCTTTGCCGACGTCGGCAGCGTCGGATTTACGGCAGGCACATCGTCTCCTAGGGTCGTTCCGCTCGACTACCGCAGCGACCGCACGTCGCGAACCACACCTTGCGCCCGCACTCGGTGCAGACGAACCCCGATGCCCGGGGCACCCCGCCCTCGGACGCTGGGAAGTACCCGACCTCACGGAGCGCTGTCTCGTGGCTCTTGTCCTCCACGTTGAGGATGCGTCCGTGATATCGAGTGTTGCCGACGTCGGCTTCGATACACCCTCGGTCGGGTGCCACGAGCTTGGTCATCGGTACTCCTAGGTCAGAGGGGTTGCGGGGGTCTCGCGACCGACGGTGAGTTGCAGCTCTCGGGCGCGGTCGTAGGCTTCGGCCGCCGCTGCGTCCTGGCGGACTGCCGCCATGGCAGCAGCCGTTGCCAGGTGGACGTTGCGTTCCGCTTGCATGTCCGCGCGCTGCTGCGGCGTGTGAGGGCTGGTCACCATCAGGAGATCCGCTCCACGGCGTAGCCGGTAACCGGATTGACCCGGTACTCCCGCCCGTCGATGGAGACGAACTCTGCACCCAGACGGTGCTGGATGAACGCGTAGGGGTCCGCTTCGTCGAAGACCGCGGGGTCGGCTGCGGCCTCGGCGCGCATGTCGGCCTCGGCCTCGGTGCACGCCTGAATGATGTCGGTGAGCCTGGCGGCCTCGTCGACCTCCAGACCGAGATGTTCCGCATACTTGGACCACGCGACGCGTCCCGAACCCACACCCGACAGCGGGGGGCGGACGATGTTCTCTGCCATGGTTCCTCCGGGATGGATGTGGGCCGGGTGCCCCGACGATGTGGATGCCGCACCCAGGTTCCCTTCGCGCAGGCGGATCGGTTGCGCGAACCCGTTCAGATCACTTGCGGACGATGCCGGTCAAGCATCCGTTCCAGGCAGCCGCGTAGCAGAGGAACGTCCCGTACCAGTAGGACGATGCCTCGTACGCGAGCTGGAGCACTGGCCACTCCAGGCTCATGTAGTCCTGGACGTTGAAGGCCTTCCAGACGTCCGAAACCTCGGAGTTCTGGAGCGGAAGTTGCCAGGAGATGATCGGGCTGATGCCCTGCGGGATCCAGGGGTGAACGGTGAAGTCCACCATCTTGCCCGTGACCTCGTTCTGCAGCCCAGTGACCACGGCACCGATGGTCGCACTGTGCTCCTGCTCGATGGTGATGCGGTACGAGCTGGAGTTGCTGTTGAGCTTGATGAGGTCCGACATCTGCTTGCGGTCGCCGCCGTAGAGGAAGATCTCGTCGGGATCGGCCTTGACGCTGTCGTACAGCGAGACGAACACCTGGTTGTAGTCGTCGCCCGGGTTGGACGAGAACGTACTGCCCAGGTGCCGGACGTAGCCCGCCTGCGACGGGTTGGAGCAGATGGTGAGCAGGCCGTCGTAGTCCAGCGCGCTGGAGTCGGTCGCCGAGGCGGGCGGGTTGGAGCCCGCGATCGGCGCGCCGCCAGTGCCACCACCGGTGAAGTTGATGGTCACCGCACCAGCAGTACCGGACGCCACGACCAGCGTGCCGATGCCGTTGCCGAACTTGGCGGCTTGAATGCCAGAGGCACCGGCTGCGATCGTCAGGTCCGCGGTCCAGACGGAAGCCGCCGCGTTGACGGTACCGGCGTAGACCTTGTACTGCTGCGCACCCGTGACCAGGGTGGTGAGCTGGACGTCCACGACCTTGCCGGTCGCGGCGCTCATGCCCGTGGTGTTCGCCGAGCCCGCGACCGTCTCGCCGAAGGCGGTGGCCGCCGTGACGTAGACGTACAACGTCGCGATGTTCGCGGTGTTGCCGGTCTCACCTGTGGTGGCGTTCCGAACGGTGAGGGTCGGCGTACCGGGGGTGGTGAGCGCGCCAGCGAACCCGGCCGCGGTACCGCGACCACCGAGCAAGAGGCGCTCCTCCATCAGGAGCGAGGACCACAGCAGTGCGGAACGGTCGGTCGCCCGGATGTCCTGGAACCCCTGACCGGAGAACTGCGCCGAGAAGGGAACCGAGCTGGACAGACCGAACTGCAGGTAGGGCACACTGGCCTCGTCACCCGCGTACGAGATCTTCGCACCACGGATGAAGTTGAGCGAGCCGAATGTGGTAGTGGTCGAGTCGGTCAGGCCGGGTCGGATGTTGCCGACACCGCCGGTACCGGTACCGGTGTGACCGGTGATCCTCTTGTACCGGTGCGCCGTGCCGACACCCCTGCCACGCGGGATCCGATTGCGGAGCGGCGTGAGACGCGGGGCCAGCAGCTTGGCCGGAGCCTCCAGGTCGTAGGCCACGTAGCCAGTCGACAGCGGCGAAGTCAGCGTCAGGTCCTTGACGACGTCGGCCGTCATGCCCATCGCCGCGCCGATCGACTCCAGGACGTCGGCGGACACCGACTTGGAGAGGGTCTGGAGAGCGGCGGTCTTCGGGTCGATGTTCTGGGCCGCCAGCCCGCCGCGCATCTCGGCGAACTTCTGGGTGATGTCGGTCGGAGCATCCATGAGGGTCTGGAACGACTTGTAGCGGTCCGCGCGATCCTCGGCAGTCGAGGCGTCAGCGAACATCTCCTTGGTGTTGATTGCCATGATGGTGCTCTTCTCCTTACGAAGTCAACTGGGAGTACTGGACGCGAAGCTCGGCAGCGCGCTTCCGGTAGATGGTGGCGACTTCGACGTCGCCCACCGTCTTGGACAGCGCGTCGAGCTGCGCGATCTCGGTGAGCAGCTCGTCCCCGTGGTTCGATCGAATGCGAGCATCCGAGGGACGAGTTCGGGCGGGACCGCCCGGGACCGGGGCTTTCTCCAAAACTTCCAATCGCTGCATGAACGGCGCGAGCGCCGTGTCGAGCACCTCTGCGATGGACTTCGTCAGACCGGCCTTGTTCAGCACGCCGACCGAGCCACGCCCCGATGCGGGGGGTAGTTCAGGCTCGACGGCCTTGATGGACTTGACGGCAGCGAGCGCCGCCTTCATGACTAGATCGGCGTGATCGGCCTTGTGGCCGTCCGACCAGCCAGCCGGGATCGCAGCCGACAGTCCCATGGCGCGGGCCCGCTCCATGATGTGTCGACGTGCGGCCTCGGGATTCTTGGCATTCCCCGCGAGACGGATCGCGTTGTGCAGATCCTCCTCGTTGTGGATGGGGAAACTGCCGTCCGACATCGCCGCGCCCGAAGACGCAGCCTCTCGACGCTGGGCGACACTGAACTGGCGCTTCACGATCTCCTCGTGATCGTTCTGGAGACCCTCGGCGATCCAAGACTTCACGAGGTACGCCGCGTCAGCCGCGACGTCGTCCTCGTCGTTCGAGTCCGAGGAGTCCGCTTTCTCCGCCGGATCCATTTCCACCGGCTCCGGCCCGTCCTCCTCGGACGGCTGGGGGTCCTGCTCGTGCAGCTCCTCCGTCTTGACCAGCATCCGCGCGGCGTCCAGCAGATCACCCTTGACGGTGACCCCCGGAGTCGCGGCCTTGGCCAACGTGAGCGTGCAGTTCGGGTTGGCGGGCCGATCGACCAAAGAGACCTCGACGATCTTGCCGTCGACGATCCGGCCCCCGATGGCCTTGTTGTCCTTGACCACCCGCGCGCCTCGAATACCGATGCTGAAGCCCTTGAGGACTTGGTCCTTGACCTTCTGCACCGACACCGGGTCGACCACGTGAGCGACGATGCGGTGACCGGCTTCGCCGATCAGCTCCAGCTCCGTCGCCACACCTGCGGCCTTGGCCCCGTGCATCTCGCGGATGTTGCCCCACTTGAACCAGTCCGGGACCGCAGTCTTGAGCCACCCCGCGTCAGCGACCTGGAGGTCCGCGTCCTCGGTCTCGTCCGAGACCAGGCCAGTCACCATCAGGCTTCCGTCGTCGAGTTCCGCTGACTTCTCGATCAGCGCGAACAGCGTTGCGTCACTCATCTGCGTTCTCCAGATCGGCCAGCGGGTCGAGGCTCAACACGGCAACAGCCGCATCGTACTTGTCGTCCCAAAGCAGGCTCATGGCCGCCTTGGCGAGGTACTCGGGATGATGATGAAACTCGAAGTCGCGCCAGTTGTTATTGCGATCTGGATCGCGGCGACGGTTGCGGATGTAGGTCTTGAACGCCTTGACTTCGGCCGCCTTGACTTCGGCCGCCTTGTTGTTGCGGGCATTGTCGAGGGTAATGGACGTCGTAGAGGTTGCGGTGCGGGCCCGAGTGGGCTTGCCCTGTGCCCCCGGCTGGTCAGTGGATGGCTTCTCGCCCGGCTTGCGGACCGATCCGCCGGGGCCTGGCGCAGGTGGCTGGAGAACCACGTTGGCACGGTCTACCGCGCCTTCCAGCGGGATGACATCGCGACCGGTGACGATGAATGGGATGTCGGCTTCCGGAATGTCGTAGCGAGGGAGCCCCTGCTTGTCGCGCATCTCGTTGACAGTAGTGCCACCAACCTTGAACCGGTTGGCGTCCGTCTCGCTGGCCATCTTCTCGTCTTCGGATTCCAGTCCCAGGAACTGGAATCCGAGGTCGCCAGACATCCCCATCCAGTGGCAGGAGACCCCGTCGATGACGGAGCTGAGCCACTGCGACATCGGGAGCGTGGCCTTGCGGTAGGTGATGTTCTCCTCGGCTTCGCCGAAGCCCTTACCGCCCAGACCGCCGGTAGGGGGGAATCCCAGCTCCGAAGGCATCACGTCGAAACCGAGCGCGATCATCCGGATCAGGAACAGGTCCAACTCTGGGCGGTACCGCTGCTCGAAGTTGTTCGGGAATACCGGGGTGAAACCTGCCGGGAGGATCTTGGCGCGGTGGCGCTCGCTGGTCATGCCGGAGAGCGCGTCATTGAGGATGCGCTCATAGGCCAGCAGATATTCTGGGGTCATCGGAGAATCCGTAGTGACGAACATTTCCGGCACGACACCCGAGGTATACTCCGCCCGGATCCATTCCTGGCGACGCATGTAGATGTCGACGTCGACAATCACCTGCTCGACGTTCGAGTATCCGTAGGGTGAGCTAGCGCGCCGGAACCGCGGACGGTAAATCAACGCGTTCTTGTCGTACTCGCCGTCCGCACCCCCACACGCTGTGAACTCCCCGCGCGGGAACCCATGTAGGATCTGCTGGTACGCCGGATCGGGCGGTTGCGGTGTCGCTCCACGGTGATCGAGCAAAGGCTTGATGGTGTCCCCTGCAATGACCTCCAGAGCGGCGAGCGTGCCGTTGCGGGCCGGATGCGGGTACAGCGTCAGAGCATCCAGAACGAAATGCTCTTCCAGAACCGCGTTGATCCAGTCTGCGAAGTCCCATTCGTTCAGAGGGTCCGGCATCTTCCACCAGTCCTGCAACCTGGCGATGCCGTCCGCGTTCTTCTCCCGGATCGTCTGCTCGATTCGCTGGCGAGTCTTGCTTGCCTTCAGGTCGGACTTGGCCTGCGGGTCGCCTTGAGCGGCCTTAACCGCGAGCTGGCGATCCGCCTTCGAGTTCGAGGAGAGCATCGCGCGCTGGATCGCCCGGGGGGACACCCCGAAGGTCCAATCGAGAGCCACCACTTCAGCCTTGCGCACTTCGATGCAGCGACGCACGAGCGACGTGTTGGCGATGCGCCGGAGCACGGTCCAGGGAACCTCCCGGTCGGTGACCCCCGGAAGGTTCCACGAGACCATGTACTCGGACCGACGAGGTGCAACCGTGCCAGTCTTCGGATCCGGCGGGTCGATCGGATACGGCGTGATCGGCATCCCCGGCCCGAAGGGAACCAGGGGATCAGCCCAACCAAGCGACCCGCGCGTCCCGCGGGGGCTCATCCCGTTCTGCGCCGCTGCGATCTGCGCCGGAGTCATGGTCTGGGTGCGGGTGCCGGGTGGGATGCGGTCGAGAAGGGCCTTGGCCAACTCGTCGTAGTCGATCCCGGCCGGGGTGGATGGGCGCACCCGGGGGAGTTCACCTCTGGTAGAACGGCGGCCCATTCAGTACCTCACCTGATGCTAGACAGTCCGGGAACCGATACCATGCCCACCACACCCGCCGCGCTGATACCGAACTTGTCCTCGCGGAGTTCGGTCAAATCGTGGCCGCAGGAGAAACATGCTATCGCTGCCGAAACATTCGGGATACCACACTTCGGACAGGAGACCGAGATGGCGTTCAAATACTCGATGCCGGACCCGCCACCGAGTTCGGTAAGCGCCCATACCAGAGCGTCAAGGCGGTCCGGCGACCAACCAGAATCCGGCGTCCAAGTGCAGAGTTGGTCTTCGAGGTCCAGGAAAGTGCCCACATGCGAGACCCGATTCTTACGGTAAAGAACCGAAATCGGCTCGGCGCGCACCGCCTTGCCTCGTGATGCGCGAACGAGCTTGACTGGAAGCGTGGATCGCTCATGGTTGAGCGTGGCCTCCACCATCTCGCCACCGTAGTTCACCTCCGCGATGACCATGTCGGCCTGGACTTCGTCGTACAGCCGCACCACGGCCTTAGCCCACTGATCCGGGCGACCCAGCCGCGAGAAGTCGCGCAGCACATAGAACCGGTTGTCTCGACCCAAGCCCACCGCGACGATGCCGCATTCATCCGCGCCGTCCTGCGAGGATCCAGCGGGGTCCACGCCGATCACGATGCGGAAAAGCTCCGGATGCTGACCGACGCGATTCTCGTCGATGTTGGTCTGATCCCAGAGAGCGCCCGGGACGGAGTCCATCGCCGACCAGTCGCCGTCCAGAAGGGCACGACGCAATCGGCCGTCCGGGAGTGCCCGGAGCTGCTGAACGTACGTCGGGTTGTTCTCCAACAGGATCGGATTGTCGTAGACCGTAGCGGGAATGAACGCTCGCGACGGATGCCACCCGATGATCTCACCCTCGTCGACGATCGGAGGCGCCCACGACTCGTATGGAACAGGCATTTCCTGACCAGGAGCAAGATCGGTTGGCCGGGGCTGAACCCAGCGCTTCTTGACCCAGCGAAACCCGCGACCCTCAGGGTTAGCCGTTGCGATGACGTGAGCCCGGTATCCGGCCGCCGATCGAACGCGCGAGAGCATGAACGTGTATTGCTCTTCAAGGAGTTCCGTCACCTCGTCGAACAGTAGCAGATCGAACTCGGCGGACTTGTATTGCTCTTGGTCGTTCTCGTTCTGCAACGAGATGAATCGGATCACCGATCGGTTGTCAAATTTCCAAGTCGATTCCGTACGGTTGACCTTGGCAAACCCCTCGGTTAGCTGGTCGAGGTGCAGCCCGTGCGTCTGCTTGAGACGGGGAAGTGTGCGCCGGACCAGCCCGATGTGTGATCGTGGGTGGCGCAATGCGAACTCCACCGCGTAACAGCGGAGGAACATCGACTTGCCGCCACCCGCAGCCCCACCGTACAGAAGCTCGAAGACGGACCCCGCGAGATCGGCCGCCCGCTGTTGCTTCGGGTAAGGACTCCAGACTCGAATCCGTGTCGGTGCGAATGCCTTTAGAGCCTGGCCGAACACTGAGTCGGCCATAGTAACCTCCTCGTTGGAGGCGCCGATTGCGACGCAGGTGGCGGAACCTAGGACGCCACACGGGACCACCCACCCCCAACGAGGAAGATCAGAACACCGTTAGGACGTCGATCGGCTCCGTTGGCACCTCGGGGTTGTCAGCGATCTTGATCCAGACGGCGTACGCACCCTTGGTCAAGATCACCGTGCCGACCGGACCCAGGAGGACGCGAGCAACGTACCGAGATGGCGGACCCGCCTCGACCTCCCAGGATCCCGACTTGAAATCACTCAGGGTTGGGTCTACTCCAGGCGCCATGAACGCGAACGTTACCGTGGTCGAAGTGGGGTTGTAGGGCAGTCCATCCTTGGTGGCCCCGACGTAGTACCGAAGATACCGAGTCGTCAAGGCCGCGCGACGCGTTGCCATCCGTCATCCTCCAGCGAACCCGAAAACCCAGTTGTCGTTGTCATCGTCAAGTTGCCAGTTGTCCGCCGTATATCCGAACAGCCATGAATCCTTGGAGGCTGTGGAGATCGTATACACGATGTCGTCGACTACCTGAATGACCGGCACGAATATCCGCCCTCTACCCAGACGCGACTTGATGCCTTCCATGCGCCGGGTCCGCACCCATCGCGGAATGAACACCGGAGCGATGGGGTTGTTCCAAGCCGATCGACCGGTAACCCTGCCCCGGCGCAGCGCCATCCCCTCCCGGAACGACGACTCCACACGACCGCGAGGTACCAGCGTCGGGTTGATATATCCCGATGAAGGAACCACCACAGCCGAGGACCCTCGCCGAGGGATCCCGCGACGACGTGCCGGGGCGGGGGCACCGACGGGCGCGGCGGGCGGTGTGGTCTTCACGGTGAAAGACGGGCGGGTCCTCCGTGACGCCATCGGCAGGATCGGTCCCCGGCGCCCAGCGCGAGGCAGCGGGGTGTCCGGCAGCGTGTTTGCGGTCATTCGGCGTCGAACCGTAGGCATCCGACGTGCGGTGACCCGTTCGGCGACCACGAAGTCCTGCGCATTCGGAGCTGCTGCGAACGTCGATCTACGACGCAAAACTCCGAGCCGTTGTCTGCGCAACGTCACCGACACTAGGGGAGGCGCAATCCCGACACCTTGCGCAAGCACTCCCGCGGTGCGTTTGCGGGACAAGCTGGCGGGTAGGACCGCCCTAGAACGGCGAGTGGTGGAAACCAGGGCGGGCGGCAATGGCGCAGTCGCCTGCGGCCACCCCGGCTCGTACCTCCTGACAATCCGCCGGAAGTTGGTGGCCCTACGCAGGATCGTGGACCACGGCTTGGGGTAATCCGGCTGGAAAGGCGCGAAGGCGCGGAGCGATTCACCCGGTTTGCGCCGTGCGTACCGCGGAATGCCGACCCGCAACGACTGCGCAACGTACTTGACAGGATACGGTGGTGGCGTCACGGTCTGCGGCTTCGGAGGCGGGAACTCGTGACCTCGACGCACCGCGGGCCGGGAGATCAGCCGTCGCCCAGACGACAGGTTGCTGCGGAAATCCGGAGGTACGACGATCTGAGTGGCGACGAGCTTCTGCGGCGCAGGACGCTTCTTGAACAGGGACACGGAAGCCTTGACGGCTCGCGTAGAAGCAGCCGCGGACGGAGTCACCAGAACCTTGGGAGCGGGGGCTGGCGGCACGCGCAAGATTCGCCGCACTGCTGGCACTATGAGCTTTCGACGAGCCGGAGTCCGGGGAAAGTCGAAATCGATGAACGTACCATCCGTGAACTGCACGTCGCTGAAGTCCACCTGCTCGCCGGTGGCTCCGCTCGTGATCACGTGCAGTGTGGAGAACCCGGCGGCATTGGCGGGGGTGGTGCTATCAGCCGCAGTGACCGTTGAGCTGCTAGGTCGGATGCTGGACACAGCCCAGATCCGACAATCCAGGTTGACCGTGCCAGTACCCAGGGCTGAGAACTCGATCCAGTACTGGGTTCCCGTTGTGAACGTGAACGCAGACGTGGCGAGCGTGGGGTACGTCCCACCACGCCCGGTTATCAGGTTTACACCCGAATGCGCTGGTATCTGGATGAAGTATCCAGTGAGGTTAGCCGCCGTACCTGAAGCCTCCCGGAGCCAAAACTCCAGGTTACCGTTCGCGCCACCAGTAGTCTGGAACGTGAACTTCATCTTCATGGCACAGTTGGGACCCACCGCCGCATTGTGCTGCATCGTGGACTGTGTGGAACCCGTACCCGGATTCAAACGACCCTGACCGCTCTGGATCGTGATCGACTGACCGGTACCGACCTGGGAGTTCTGCCACGTGCCGATGGTAGTGTTCCACGCGGATCCGTTGGATCCGGGGAATCGACTGGCCAGGAAGATCGAGGTCACGGCCACCCTCCGGCGCAGTGGTGTTTCAGAGCGATGTGCCGAGAGCCGGGCTGCCTGGTTCCCCCTCCAGGTGGTGCGAGTTCGCCTTCTCGCCTTCAGCCCAGCCCTCGGGTCTAGATCACTCCTCCCACTCCAGGTCGAGCGTGAAGAGGTGGGACGGAGGGAGCGCGTTGCCGATGTTGACGAAGGCCAGAGCGTTGGCGGCACCCTGGTCGCAGATCAGTTCCTCCATGAACTCGTGCGGGATGTCCAGACCCGTCTGGGTGTTGAAGGAGGGCAGCTTCCGGAGGGCCGTCGCGCCGATGGTCGGACCGGTGGTACCGGCCGCAGCCGCCGTGGTGATGTCCAGGCCGGTGACGGCGGTACCGGCGCCGCGCGGGTCCATGTTGGCGCCCGTGACGGTGGAGAAGCCGGTACCGACCACGCGGACCGTCTGCCGGTAGATCGCCACGGTCATCTGCTGCGAGGTGGGGACCGTGGCACCGGCCCGCACGCCGAGGAAGATGCGCCGGAGCTTGTAGTTGGCGGTGCCGCCCGCGACCAGGGCCGCGAAGTAGCCGTTGAAGGTGACACCCGACGGGACGCCAGCGGGCTGAGCCGCCTGCGACTCGACGGTGGCGACGAAACGACTCATGGTCGCGTTCTCCTTGATCAGGCGGTCTGGTCGCCGCCGGGGTTGACTGCGTTGCCGGTGTAGGGGGTCTCGGTGAACAGATAGTCGACGACCATCCGGTTGGTGCTGCCGACGCTCAGGTACTGACCGTATCGGCCGGGGTTGGATGTGGCGAACTGGGCTGCCGCTGCGTCGACCTGGTCGAGCAGGTCCATCGCCTGTTGGAGGGTGTAGGTCATCGGTTACTCCTCGTTGTCGTCGGGCTTGGGAACCTCGGGTGCCCGCGACGACTTCGGAACGTGGGGGATCTCGTCGAACAGGTACCCGACGTGCATGGCCGCTGTCAGGAGGTGGTGTCGAGCCGCCGCGACCCTGCCGGGGCTGTAGGGGTCGTGGGCGCCGTCCGGGCCGCCGTCGGTGAACGGTTCGATCTCGTTGTAGACGCGAGTGAGGAGGCCCAGCAGCTCTTCCTTGGTGCTGTTCAGGCTGTCGATGATGTCCTGACGCTTCTGACGGCTCATCAGTTGATCTCCTCAAGCACGATCACGGGGGTGGGGTCGTCGTCGGCGGTGAGCTTCTCCAGGACGGCAGCCAGGAGACTACGCAGGAGTTCGACGTCACGGTCGTTGAGGGTCGGGACGCGTCGGCTGAACTCGATGACGGCCTCGGTGAGACCGGTCGCGAGCTTGTTGCCGCGGATCTCGTCCATGCGGACGCGTCGCTCTTCGATCCCCAGCCGGGCCATGTCGACAAGCGACGACCGCAGGTGGTGGATGAGGCGTTCCCAGAGGACGACTTCAGCGCGGAGCTGCTCGCCGCCTGCTGCGGTCTGGACCCCAACGGAACTCAGGTCGTTGACGCGCTTCCCGGCCGCGTGGAAGGCGTTCCGGAGGATGCCGACCATCTTGGCGAACTCAGCGGCGACGTCGTCGACGGGCTTGGCCGTGGGGTCGTGGAGCATTTGCAGAATGCGCAGATCCGCGGTCTGCTTGGCTTCGAGTTCGGCGTTGCGACCCCCGGCGCGACGGGCCGTGGGATCGTCGTGGTGGGCGCAGTACCGGGATCCGCGGCCGGGGTCGAGCTTGCAAGGCCGCTGCAGGTAGTGGCCGGGCTGGTCCGGGTCGGGGATCTTGTCGTCGTTGGCGTCGAGCTGCAGCGCGTGGCCCTGGCATTTCAGGGCGGGGTGCGTCTGTCCACACCGGACGCAATCCCAGGGCTCCAACGCGCGGATGTGCTGCGGGAGGCTGGGATTCTTGGTGCGCCGCTTCTGGCCCTCGATCTCGGAGCGCTGGCGGGGTGTGATGATCGGATCGTCTGACACGTTCGTGAGATCCTATCTTGGGATACTCTAGCATGGACGGTTAGCTGGGCGCAAACCGTTAGGATGGGCTTCTAGGTATCGGCTGGAGGCCACAGTAGGTTGATCAAGTCTCCCAGGTTATACAGGGGACGAGGTGGCTTCACGGATTCGTCGACTCCGCACGGGGTGATCCGGCCGGTGCTCTTCCAGGTGTAGAATTTGCCCGCGAGCTTGGCAAGGGTGGTCGGCGCTCGCCGGGTGTCAGCGTTGATGAACGGCAGCAGGACGGCTGCCGCGAGCCTCCCGTGGGCCACTGCCCCGCGCAAGTGGTGCTTCAGTACGTCACGCCGCTCGCGGACGTCATGGAGGTAGTGACAGCGAGGGCACCGGAAATCCAAACAGCCCGGCGGAGCGTACAACTCCTGATCGCAAGGGCCCTCGGGGCCAATATTGGAGCAGACACCGATGTAGAGCTTGGGAAGATCGCTACCTACATCACACAGGGACCAGAACCGATCCGCGGAGCGAACAGCGACGAACCACTCGCGGAACTGCAACGGAGCGAACCGGAAGGTACCCATGACCTGGATGACGTCGGTGGTGTCGGTGACGTTGAAGCGCTGTAGGAGAAGGGTAACAGTGCGGAGAGCAACCTCCTGACGAGAGCTCCCACGGCTCTGGGACGTATAGAACGGACGGGAGAGAGAACGCGCGGGCCCCATGTCGATGCGAGAAGACGGGGGGCGAGCGGTGAGCAGCCGCGAATACTCGACCGTGGAAAGAGCGAACTGGAGTGCAGACAGCGCGACTGCCCGACGGATATATGCTGGACGGCAGTCGGGCAGAGCACACAGATGCGGAAGGTGCGTGGGGGAAGAGCAGTTGATACATGAGGCGGGAGCCATGGATGGAGAGTAGCAGGCAGAGAGAATGATTGGCAAGCGACTTGACTGTGAGGCAATATTTGGAATGTCAATATGGATTCCGTAAGAGAAAAAAGCCGCTTCGATATATATGTATATATGCACCGTCACAACAAGTTGTGCACGACCTTGTTAAGAGCAGGTCACCGCTCTTAACACGAGGGGGCTTGCCAACCGGGCACGACCATGGTAGACTTTTTCTTATGGGGGGCGGGGCGGCCCGCCCCCACCAAGCGAGGGAGCCCACCATGAACGCGAGCCAGACGACTGCCCCCGTTGCGACCACCCCCCGCTGTGAGTGCGGCCTGTGGGAGGACGCCGAGGGAATCTCCCTCACGGGGTGCAACCAAAACACCAGCACCAGCAAGAAGACCTTCCTGCCGGGGCACGACGCCAAGCTGAAGGGTGCCCTCATCAAGGCCAAGCACGCGGGGACCTCCGTGGTGCGGCCCGCCGACGGTGGGGACGTCCGGACGGAGATGTCTCCCGTGGATGCGGCCTCGCGCTTCGGTTTCGCGGCCATGGTCGCCAACGCGACCCCCCGCGCCAAGAAGGCCGCCGCGCCGGCCCCCGAGGGTATCGCGGAGGTCATCGCGCAGGCCGAGGCTGCGGAGATCGCGGCGGACGAGGCGAAGGCCGTGGAGGCGGTCCGGAAGGCCACCGCGCCCCGGCCGCGCCGGACCCGCAAGGCCGTCGCCGCCGGTAAGTGAGCCCCACCGAGCGCCCGGGGCCGATTGGTCCCGGGTCGCTCGGGCGCTCGCTGTTTCACGTGAAACTTAACGCGCGCGTGCATGTTAAGTCAACGCCTCTTAACATTGAATACTTGACAGCCGGGCAATCCCGTGATAAACTTAGATTAACGACAACGAGGGAGGCCCCAAATGTTCTGGACCATCACCCGCGACGGCCAGCCGGACACCGAGGTCGTGGCGGACAGCGCCACCGAGGCGCTCCAGGCGGCCGGGATCGTTGCCTGGGATGACGAGCAGGAGGGCCCGGACGGGTCACTCACCGTGTACGCTGATAACAACACGTGGCAGATGCGCTGGCTGGCGCGCGCCGACCCGGCCTGACCGTTAAGTTAACATTAAGTCAGATGGAGGCAACCATGAGCAGTCCCGAGATCCGGCGCCAGGCCCTGCAGGCGCTGCAGCAGATGGATGACGACGAGCTGGTCCGGATGTGTGA